AGTTCGCCAAGTTTCCCGCTAGACGTAAAAGGAACGGATCGTGTTATTCGTGTAAACACGAGTGTCAATAACGCGCTTATTCGCTTCTCATACCAAGATACCGCCAAGTATTCGCTCGGCTACAACAACGGCACAGGGTTTATCCTCTACGATGATGCAGCCTCCGCATATCGCTTGGTTGTTGACTCCTCCGGCAACCTCGGCTTGGGGGTTACTCCTAGTGCTTGGGGCGGTGGTTTCAAAGCGTTTGAACTTGTTGGTGGTTCTGTGTTTAGCGGAGCTTCAACAAACTTAGGCATTATGCAAAATGCCTACTATGACGGAACAAACTATCTTTATAAAACAAGCTCAACAGCCGCCCGTTATTTTCAAGTAGGTGGGCAACATATTTGGTACAACGCACCCTCCGGCACAGCAGGTAACGCCATCAGCTTCACTCAGGCGATGACGCTTGATGCTAATGGGAATTTGGGTGTTGGTACAACAAGTCCTACATCACGTTTACAACTCACAACAGCATCCGGTACGTCATCCGGTATCCGTATCAACCAAACATCAAACGGTGATTGGCAGATTTACAACCCTGCTTCATCAACAGACCTTCGTTTTTATGATGGTACTTCTGATCGCATGGTGTTGACTACTGGTGGTAACTTGCTGGTTGGTACAACCACGCCCACAGCAAACGCAAAAATTACAGCTAGCGGTGGTGTTTCTTTAGCTGGTCGTGGAACAAGTTATGCACTAATTTATCCAGATTGGTCTGTTTATAACTCGACATCTGGCAATGCCTTAGTTTTTGACAACGGCTCAGAACGCGCCCGTATCGACTCCAGCGGTAACTTGCTGGTGGGGACAACAGCCACCATTAACGCAGCTAAAGCTCTGTTCTCTTTTACAAGTTCAAATAATGGACTTTATTTGGATGAAACAAGCAATACAAGCGGTACTCAGTATGTGCGTTTTAGCCAGAGTGGTACAACAACAGGTTCTATTACCCGTGTAACCACAACAAGCGCAGTCACATATAACACAACTTCTGATTATCGTTTAAAAACATTGATTGGCGATCTCCAAGGTTCTGGCGAGCGAATTGATGCTCTTAAACCAGTGGAATATACGTGGAAGGACACCGGAGTTGTTGCTCGTGGTTTCTTTGCCCATGAATTCCAAACTGTATATGAGCACAGCGTAACAGGTGAGAAAGATGCTGTTGATGCTGATGGAAACCCTGTTTATCAAGCTATGCAAGCAAGTACAGCAGAGGTCATTGCGGATTTGGTTGCAGAACTCCAATCGCTCCGTAAACGTGTTAAACAACTTGAAGGAAACTAATCATGGAAATTACCTGGAAAATTACACAATGTGACAGCCTCACTTCTGATGGTTACATCACAACAGCACATTGGACTGCAACAGCGGTAGACGAAACCTACACAGCTTCTATTTACTCCACTTGTAGCTTTGGTGAAGGCACTCCTTCAATTCCTTACGCCTCGGTTACAGAGCAAGAAGTCTTGAACTGGTGTTGGGCTAACGGTGTTGACAAAGATGCCACAGAAGCTGCTTTGGCTGCTCAAATTGAGCTGCAAAAGAATCCTGTTCAACAAACTGGTTTGCCCTGGAACTGAGCATGACTGAACATCAAGTGGATACAATGACAGCAGTGGTAACAAAGACAGCTCCCCCTGTGGGGGTTTCTTTAGCCACTGTTGCTGGTTATCAAGTGTCAGAACTAGTTCTTTGGGCCACGTTAATTTACACCGTTATGATGATTGGTCATAAGGTGTATCAAATTTACAAAGAAGTAACTAAGGACTAATATGCCTCTCATGCTCCTAGGTTCGATTAACACCATTATTGGAGTTATTCAACAAGGGTGTGAGATGTACACCGAATATAAAGACACTGTTGCTGAAACCGTTGAGCAAGCTAAGCAAACTTACGGACAGGTGATGGAAATTAAAGAGGAAGTTACAGGATTCTGGGGCTTCCTTATGTCTAAACTGTTTGGTAAAAAAGAGCCTGAACATCTTCCAGACATAGTGGAAAAAGTTGCTCCAACTGTTGTAGCTGACGGTCCTCCTGACCCTCCTCCACAGCAGCTTGATGAGTTTGCAGTGTATTCCAACATTGCTAAAAACCTAATTAAATACTACCGTGTATTGGAACAAATTCAAGAAAAACTTCGTATAGAGGAAGAAAAGAGTAAAGATCTTGACAACGATACTGCTGTTAATGACGGTGGTATTATGCGTGTCATCATAGAAGATCAGCTCATTAAAGCTTCAGCTAGACTCAGAGAAGTGATGTGTTGGAACACACCTCGTGAGCTTGGAGCCCTTTATGAAAAAGTTACAGCCATGCGTTTAAAAATTATGGATGAGCGTGAGGCTGTTCGTGAACAAAAACGTAAACTTGAACAGGCAAAACGATGGCGACTGGAACAACTACAAAGCAGAATCAAACTAGAGCTGGGAATGGCTCTGGTGGCTTTTCTGGGAGTACTACAGGTATGGGGAATGTGGATCACTCTAGTAACTCATCGACCATTGCAATAATTGCTGCCATAACAGCGGTGGCTGCTTGTTTTCTGCTAGCTCCCATCTTTCTAGATATGTATCTACGAAGTGACCAAATTCTTAAGGAAAATAAGTCGGTAAAAGCTGATGTCGTTGCATTGGAAAAGAAGCTAGATAAATTTATGAAAGACAAAGATGAATGATTTATTGAACATTCTCAAGAACGCTGCTCCTGCCTTAGCTACAGCAGTTACAGGTCCTTTGGGTGGTATGGCTGTTAAAGCCATTGCTGACAAACTAGGTGTTCCAGCTTCTGTTGGTGAGGTTACAACAGCCTTGCAACAAAACCCTGAGCTGGCTCTTAAACTGAAAGAGATTGACTGTAAAGAGTTTGAAGTTGAACAGAAAGCAGTGTCTGATCGTTGGCAAGCTGATATGGCTTCCGACAGTTGGTTGTCTAAAAACATTCGTCCAATGACCTTAGTTTATCTATTGACAGCTTTCATTATGATGGCTGTTCTTGATGGGTATGGTTTTCACATTGCTGAATCCTATGTTACCTTGCTTGGACAATGGGGCATGTTGGTTATGAGTGCTTACTTTGGTGGACGCACACTTGAAAAGATTATGGGAAAAAAATGAATGAGTTTCAACGTGAAATAATTAAAATTGCCAAGTGGATGGCAGGTACATTGTGTTTTGTGGTAATTGCCATGACAGTGTCTTTGCTTATTGGTTTGTACATGCCTAACAGTGTCATTGACAACAAGGATGTATTCCCCATCATTGCTCCAGCATTTTCTACCATTGTTGGTGGATTTATTGGTTGGTTGGCAGCTATTAAAATTAACAAAGCATCAGAGGACGACAATGAATCTAAGTGAGCACTTTACACTTGAAGAAGGTACATACAGCGAAACAGCCGTACGTTTGGGTATCAACAATCAACCCTCCACTTTGCAACTTCAAAACATGAAAGTTGCCGCAGAGTCTCTTGAACTGGTTCGTGAAAAAACTGGTCCTTTGCGTATTAATTCTTGGCTCCGTTTACCTGATGTGAACGTAGCTGTTGGTGGTTCTAAGGTGTCTAGCCACATGGATGGTTGGGCAATTGACGTTAGTTCCTCTAAGCACACTCCGTATGAGCTGTGCCAATTGGTTAAACAATCTGGTTTAAAGTTTGACCAAATGATTCACGAGTTTGGTCGTTGGATGCACATTAGCTTTGCTCCTGAAATGCGCCAGCAAGAACTCACCATTTTTAAACCAGAAGGTAAATATAAACCTGGTATTCTCACTGAACAAGAATATCATAAAGCTTAAGGAACACAATGTCTACATCCGGTACAACTACATGGAAGCTCAATCGCAACGAAATCATTTCTGCTGCCTTGCGTAAGCTGGGGGTGTTGTCTGGTGGTAGCACTCCTGAAACTTATCAAATTACAGATGCTACACAAGCTCTTAATGCGTTAGTTAAGGGCTTGCAAACAGACGGTATGCCTTTGTGGGCAATCAAAACCTTTACGTTTACCACTGTAGTAGGAGATGCTGATTATCCTATTGGACCATCTCAAACACTAAACACTGCTAAGCCTTTGAAGATTTTCCAAGCGTGGCGCAATCAAAGTTCTAATTATTCTAATGTTCCTTTAAACATTTACACCAATTACAACTACGACTTGCTGCCGTTGGTTAATTCTTCTGGTACACCCGTTAACTTGTACTTCCAACCGTTTAATACGTATGGTATGATTAACTTGTGGCCTAAACCAAACGATGCTACAACAACCATCTCTATTCGTTATCAAGCTCCTTTTGAGGACATGACTAGTGATACAGATGATCTGGACTTTCCTTCAGAATGGACAGAAACAATCATCTATTTGTTGGCTGTTCGTTTAGCTCCTGAATACGGTATTCCCTTAATGGATCGTCAGCAATTGAAGAAAGAAGCTGATGAACTCCACGCTACTGCTCTAATGTTCGGTACAGAGGAGGGTAGTTTCTTCTTTCAACCCGACACTGCTGGACGTAAATAATGGCCTATTCCAAAGCACCAGCTATTAGCACATACGAAACAAAACGAGTTAACTTCTTTCAAACAGGTAATCCTCGTGCTCCTGGCTACCCAGCTAATGGGTATAGCAGTGCCGTGGATTTAAAAGACCGTGACTTCCGTCTGTTAAACATGATGGTAGAAGAGGTTCCCAATCAAACAGGACAATCTCCTGAGTTTCGTTTAAAAAGTCGTCCTTTCTTGGTGAACACTGCTGTAATGGCAACTCCTGCAACACCTCGAGGTATCTACACCTACAAGAATTCTCCTGTAGGTCCTGGCGGTCAAGCCGAAACAATTTATCGAGTGTCTGGTAATAAACTGTACAACTCTAAGAGTTTGACTCCTCTGGTTACAACATTGTCCACTTCTACAGGACCTGTGGGTTGGGCAGAATTTCTTTCTAGCACTGGAACACGTAGTCTTATCTTGGTTGATGGTGTAGACGGATATGTCATTTTAACAGACACTTTGGGTGAAACAATCTCTTGTACAAAGATCACTGACCCAGATTTCCCAACACCACACATTCCAAATCCAATTGTCATTGATGCTTATTTGTTTCTTGCTAAGGCAAATACAAACGACATTTACAATAGTAATCTAGATAATCCATTGCTTTGGACTGCTGGTAACTTCATTTCTGCTGAGATGTACGCAGATCGCATTGTTGCTCTAGCTAAGAATAACAACTACCTCTATGCCTTTGGTACAGACAGTGTTGAATTCTTTTATGACAATGCCAATCCTACAGGTTCTCCTCTAGCACGACAACAATCTGCTGTTCAACAAATGGGCTGCGAAATGCCCGAAACAGTCGTACAAACAGAAAAGCAAGTGGTGTTTGTTGGAACAACCTCAAACGGTGGTCTTACAGTTTGGGTTATTGATAGCTTCCAAGCTACAGAGATTAGTACAACACTAATTAAGACAGCTCTTAATTATGAGATGATTAACAATCCCACAAACTACCAACGTAGTGCTTATGTAATTAGGGTTAATAATCAGAAGCTATATGTTCTACGTCTAACTGATCGTACCTTTGTGTATAGCTTTGATACGCAGATGTGGAGTGAATGGAATTGTAAAGAGAATGGTACTACGGTTTCTACAGGAGCTGACATCAACTTTATGGGTGTTTATGCTTCTGATGCTGCTTCCGGTAGTGCTACAATTCAATTGACTCATGGATACTGGACCATTATGGCAGAAGACCTGTCATACACGCCAAACCTTGCAAATCAATATTTTGAATTCTTCAATTGTATGGTGATTTCTCAACGTTTAAACTTTGACACCATTAACAAGAAGACAATGTCTCGTTTCTCCATTCTTGGAGATAGTTTACCAGACATTGAGGCAGAAGTACACATTCAATGGTCAGATGATGATGGTGAAACCTGGTTCCCTGCAGATCCAGATTATAGAACATTATCTCTGTCAACAACAAGTAGAGACCTCCCTGCTATTCATCAGCTTGGTTCTTTCCGACAACGTAGTTTTAAAATTAAACATTTACATTATCAAACTCCTTTCCGCATTCAAGGAATAGAAGTGAATATTAATAAAGGAAACACATGACAGCCCCACTTACTCCTGCCCCAATTCAAGGGGATATTTCTGGGTTTGTTTGGTTAGATTGGTTTAACAAACTCTATTCCGTCGTTAAGCAAATTCCAGTGTTTGGCAATTACACTGCTAGTGCTGGAGCTCCCATAGTGGGATACATTACAATTGTAGACAGCAGCGGCACAACACGACGCTTAGCTGTTGTTTAAATAAGGAACTCATATGGGATGGTTTAGTGATTTTGTAAGTAACCCAATTGAAACAATTAGCAATACGGGTCAAGATATTATCGACACTACCAAAGACCTTGGTACATCCATTGACCAGACAGTGCGTGACACTCTTCCTGGTGGCTGGACTTCTGCTGCTTTAGCTGCTATTGGTGCATATTATTCTCCAGAAATTGGAGCATATGTTAATGCAGATGGTTCAGCTTTAGGAGCTGCTCCAACTGAAGCAGGTGCTAGCACATTACCAGATATTGTTAATGCTGAGCAAGCCGTTGGAACAAGCCCTGCTTTTAGTATCGATGGCTCTCCTCTTTCAGGAGCAGACAATATTCCTGCAGGAGGGGAACTTACAGCTTCTCAAGCATCGGACATGATTGCTCAAGAACAAGCTGGTAGCATGACGGCACAAGACACCTTGGGTAAAATTGCTGCAGAACAGTCTGCTGCAGGTGCTCTAGATCCAGCTTTGGCTACTGCTGCTGGTACAGCCGCTACAGGAGCAGGAACTGCTGCTAATGCTGGTTTGGGTGCCCTTACTTTGAAGGACTTGACAACTGGTGCTGGTTTGGCTAAGTTACTGACAGCCTCTGGTGGTCAAAGCCTTGCAAGTTTGCTTGGTGGTGGAACAACCAGTTCTGCTACTCCATGGTTGCAGGGTGGTTTGGCATTGGCTGACTTGTATCAGAGACAGCAAGCTTCTCAAGCTCTACAAGATCGTTTCAATCAAGTTAATCAGCAAATCTCTGGTATGTATGCTCCAGGTTCTCCTGAAGCTAACCTGCTGCAACAAGAAATGGAACGTAAGGATGCTGCCGCTGGCCGTAATAGTCAGTATGGCACTCGTGCTGTAGATTTGGCTGCTAAAATGGCTTCTATTAAAGGCAACTTGCTGGCTCAAACACTAGGTAATCAAAACAATTTGTTGGCTGGTTCCTTGGCTACAGGGAATAGTTCTTTGGGTAGTTTGTCTAACTTGTTTGGTCAAAACACTGCTTTAACTAACGCAGCTAATACTGCTATTGGTAGTGGTGTAAACTGGGGCCTAAACCAGTTGCAAGATTTGTTTAAGAATTATGGCAGTACCACTGGTACAGACGTAACAGGGGGTTAATATGGATGGATTAGAAGCACTCACAAGTCCTGTTGGTCCTTTGATGTCGGCTTATAACACAGGAGCTAAAACAGCTTCTGATGCACAAGCTCAACAGATGGATCAAATTGTACAGGCTGCAAAGCTCCAAGAGATTTTGCAACGTACTCAAAACACTGCTCAAACAATGCCTTTGGACATTCAAGAACGTCAGCAGAAACTTGCTGCAAACGACTTGAAAACTAAAGCAGAGCAACATAAATATCGTACACAAGTTCTTGGCGATGTTATCCCTGAACTGAAAAGTGTGCCAAACCTACCTGGTGCTCGCGCTGCCTATTTGACAGAAGCCATGACTCGTGCAGGTGTTCCGTTGGACAAGGCTGATATGGAGCATCTAAGTCAACAACCCGATCTACTTAAGTATCTTGAGAACAAGCATAAATGGGCGGTTGAAGAAGATATTAAATATCGTCGAGAACTGGATAAGCAGGAATCTAAGAATGATGCCATGCTAGCTGCACAACGTGCCCGTGCTGCACAAGCAGCAACTACTGCTGCCAATCGTGCTGCTGCTACAGCAACTCTGGAACAAGACTTGTCTAAAGCTCGTTCTTACCAATCTCAAGCTGCTGTCTATTCTAGCCATGCTGCTACAGCACGTAAGAATGGTGATGTTGAGGAAGCCACCCGTTTGGATGGTTTAGCTAAACAAGCTCAAGCTAATGACTTAAAAGCACGCTCTGCCTCAGGTGATGCTGCTGCACAACGCCAACTTCAGCTCATTCAAGGTATCACTGGTGGTGCTGTGACACCTCCAACTACTCCTGCTGCTTTGCCAGAAGGATGGACTTTAAAAAAATAAGGAACTGATATGCCAACCTATTCTTACAAAGGATATGACTTTGATGTGGACCATGAGCCCACTGCTGAAGAATTTCAGCAATTGTCTGCCTATGTAGATACTTTGCCACCAAAAGAAGCCAAGAAAGCTTCTCCTTTGGAAGACATCAAGAAAGAGACGTTGGCTAGTTCTAAAGGAGCTGAGGAAGCTCTGAGCAGCGTTATTTCGGGTGCATTGGGTCAGGTTGCAGGTTTGCCTGTTGCTAGTATCCAATATGCCCGTTCTAAGCTTGCTGGTGTCCCTACAACCTTTGAAAAGGAATATGCTGACGCAATTCAGCGTATGACCACTGAACCTAAGACAGAAAAGGGTCAGGAATCGGTAGAGAAGATTGGTGAGTTTATCAACCGTAACGTGGTGCCAATTGCCCCAATGTTGGGTGTAACTGGTGTTGCTAACCTCCGTCGTCCTGCTACTAAGGCTACAGCTCCTGTGGAAATGGCTCCAGAACCGATTAAAACACGTCTACAAGGCGCTGTAGAGGAGCTGTCTAACCCTACCCCCCAGGCAACCCCAGAAGCTCCTCAAAGGACGCTGGTTGTTGACCGTCGTGGAAATGTTATGTCACAGGAAGCTGCTGCTGAGTCTGCTCCTTTCCGTGAAATGCAGGACAAAGACATGTTTGAAACTCAGCTTAAGAGCTCTAAAGAGGCTATGGCTGGTTTTGATGAACAACTTGCACAGCAACGTGCTGAGGATGTTCAAGCTCGTATTGACGCTCGTGAAGCTGCTCGTACAGCAGAAGATGCTCAACGTGCTGCTCTGGACATCAATGCAGAACGTTACCGCCGTCGTGATGAGGCCTCTACAGGTTATCGTGAATGGTTGGAAAAACGTGATGCTGAACGTGTTGCTAAGGATGAACAATTGGCTTCTGAACAAGCACAGCGTGCAGCTCAAGGTGAACAAGGAGCTCTGTTTGAGCCTTTCACCAATATGCATCGTGCTTATGAAGAATTCTTTGCTGGTACTCCTGAAGGGGTCCGTCCTTTCAGTCCTACAGAATTTAAAGAGATTCTTACCAATCTGTCTAAGGAACCTGGAACAGCGTTCCCAATGCCAGAAGACATTTCTGCTGCTTATAAAGACTACCTGAGTCATGCTGCTGAAGGTCAAGGCGATTTGTTTGGAGCTCACGAAGTGTTGCAAAGCACTTCACATAAAACATGGGGTGAACTGACGCCTCAAGAGAAAGCCAAAGCCACTCGTGCTTTGAACAAGATTGGTCCCATTTCTGAATCATTGCAGGAACGTTTGTTGCGTAACTTGGAAGAACAGGAAGGTGGTATCTCCTATCTGCGTTCTGGCTTTACAAAAGAAGATTTGATGCGTAAAATACCAGGAGGTATGTTACGTGATGTGGGTGTTTCTATGATTAAAACTCCACAAGAAGCTGTTGATTTGGCCTTACAGACACCTGACGTTTCACAAGGTGCTTTTGGTAAACGAGTGAACTACCTCACTAAAGGGGGTATTTTTCTGTCAGCCAAACTTAAGAATCCTGTAGTGTCGTTCTCTGTAGACCGTTTGTTACAAGCTGATTCTATGGCTCGTGCAAAGATTTCTGACAACGTTCATAAGGTGTATTCTGAAGCTCTTCGTAAGCTTTCTGATGCTGAACGTATGGAAGCCAAGGCATTGCTAGACACGGCTGACCTGACTCAAAAGGTCATTACTCCTGAGTTTCTTAGTAAGCATGGCTATTCTGAAGCTATGAAAGACTTCGTTGGTACACACCAACTCCTGATGGATGATGTTCTTAAGAGCATTAACGAAGCACGTCAGGCTGTGGGCAAAAAGCCCATTTCTGGTCGTGTAGCCTATTCTGCCATGAGTATGACTGGTGACTTCCGTCAGGTTGTCACTGTTGACGGTAAAACTGTGGGTGTTATTGGCACTAATAGTAAACTGGGCTTAGATCACTTACGTGGTAAAGTGTTAGCTAAATATCCGGCAGCAGAGTTTAGTAAAGTGCAGGATATGGGCCTTACTACAAAAGGTAAGAAGGGTTCTCCTCAAGCTGCCTTTATGGACGTCCTGGACATGATTGGTGAAGACAATCCTGAGCTCCAAGAGTTCTTAAAAGTGTTGGGAGAAATTGCCAAAGACGACGCTGCCAACTACATGGGTATGCAAAAGCACACCATGCAGAAGAAAGGTGTTTGGGGTATGGAAGGTCGTAAGTTCTGGGAATCGGAAAAACAGAACACTAAAGACTTCTTTAATAACCAAATTCGCTATGCTGAATCTGCCTATCAATGGGGAGAAATGGCACAAGCTGCTAAGGAAGTTAATGATGTTATCCGAAATCCAGAAGTTGCAGCTAAACAAGACAACGCTGTTCGCATTACAGAAGAATACATGCAAAACGCTATGGGCATCAATCCAAGCCGCATGGGTCGTGCTGCTAATGATTTGTGGAGCTCTTTGTTTGCTAATGTTGGTGTTGGTCCATCCGTTCCACGAGCAATTGTGTCAGGTGCTAAAAAGGTAGCTAACACCTTTATGATGTCTCTAAGCCCTGTGTTCTTGGGTATGCAAGCTGTTCAGGCTCCCTCTGTGATGCCTGCTCTCACTGCATTCCTGCGTGGGCGTGGGGCTGCTCCCATGTCAACAGCCATTACCCTTGGTTTAGGTCATTTTGCTGAAGGTGGTATCACCTTAACAAAGAACCTTACTGGTATGGAACTTTCTCCAATTGAGAAAGGTGCTTTTGACTATGCACAGAAGAACCATGTGTATGCCACTGACATGGTGGAACATGCAAACCAAATTGACAAAGGCCCAGGTTTTTATGTGACTAAAGCAACACAAACTCCTGCTGCTGTGGTTGAACAAGCTACTCGTGCTCAGGTGTTTATGGCCTTGGTTCATATGATGAATGATGCAGGAGTAACCCCAAAAGAAGGACTCTACTCACAAGCACATCGTTTCACTGACATGGCTATGGTCAACTACGGTGCTTTGGAGAAACCTGCTGTTTATAACGCTATGGGTCCTATTGGTTCCATGGCATACAACTTGAAGAGCTTCTCTCATAATGAACTGTCTCGTTGGAGTATGTATGCTCGTGAGATTGCTGAGACAAAAAACCCAGTACCTCTGCTAACACAAATGGCTACCACCATTGCATTGGCAGGAGTTATGGGACTTCCGTTCTACTCACAGTTTGAAGAACTGTATGACTTCATTACCAAGAAGCTGGGTAAACCCCGTAGCTTGACTTTGGATGTTATGCAAGCTTCTAAGATTGTTGGTGAACACATTGGTCCTAATGGTCAATTTGCTCTGTCTAACGGTGCTCCAACATTGTTGGGTGCGGACCTCAGTACTCGTTTGGGATTGGGTGATGTACTACCCTCTTCTGCTACGGATGCAGCCTTTGCAGGCGGAGGTAAACTGGTAGACATGATAACATCAACCTATCATTTGGCAACTGACCCATCAGAAGCCACTGCTAAGAAAGCTGCTATCACATTTGCTCCTCCTGTCTTACAAGGACCGTTGGATGTTAAATGGTTCCAGAAGGGTGCTCTTGCCATGAGTAAGGACCCCACTAAGCCAGCTAAAGCTGTGGCACGTCGTAATGATACAGATGTTCTACTCAAGAAAATTGGTTTAACAGGTATTCACGAGTCTGCCCAAAAGCAGCGGGTCTATCAACAAGCTCAGCTTGACAAAGCCTACACTGAATATCGTTCTGCTGCTATGCGTGATATTTCATGGGACTTGATGTATGGTAAGATGGTAAGCCCATCAGCCTTACAGAAGTATTTTGTGACAGGTCAGGGCGATCCCCAAACCTTCATCCGTGACATTGAACGCACCATTTTGGACCAAAACTTGTCACCTGAGGAAGCAATTACCTTGCGTCAATCCGCTTCACAGCGAGTTCCTCAAATCCAAAGCTTCTTACGGAGACAACAATAATGGCTGACTCTTTAAAAGATCTGTATAACACTGACTCTTCCTTATTGTCGGTGTTTTCAGACCCATCAAAGATTAAAGATTTGGCCACGATGGTTGCTGACCAAGAACTAGGTGGTGAACATACGTCTGGCGGTAAAACAGACGCTCTAAGACACCTTCTTGGAGCTGCTGCCTTAGGTAAACGTCAGCCAGCTTTAGCAGAAACTATGCTGAATTGGCATGAAAATCCTAATGTGTTTCAGTTTCTTGGTGGTGGATATGGTCAACGTGATGTAGAACGTCAAATGGACCTACACAACAATGCTCTTGGCTTGGAGATTGCCAAGAAAGCTAAGAACTACGACGAGGCTCTGCACATGGCCAAGCAGTATGTTAGGGAGGGTAAGGTTAAACTAGCTCCTCCTGAAGCTCCTACACCAGTCTCAAAGGATATTCCTGAACATGACAGGAATGTGACCTTTAAAGAATGGTGGAGTAAGTTCAACTCCAAATGAAAAAAGCCCCTAAGCTCAAAAGGCCTAGGGGCTTTCTTTTTGTCTTAACTTTCTTGCTTCATTTTCATAAAGACAAAACGTAAGATGGCAATGTTTAACACAATTGCATAATGGTAATCGTCATCTTCTTCACCAGAGATGTGTTCAACACCACATTGCAGTCCATTGATTAGTTCAAGAATTACTACCATAGTAATTTCCTTTCAGTAAATTACACACCACAACTTCCGCCATGACCTGTGAACTCACAGATGTCAACCTCATCAAAAATCATGTCTTTGTGTTTGGTTGCTTCTGCATAGGGGACAGAAGTAAGCGGTTGACCTCCTCGTGAACCGTCTGGATAGCAAGTGAAGCCACGCAAGCGGGGTGCATATCGTGCAAGTGTTTCTGTAAACTCTCGAACTCGTTTTTCATTATTTCCTGCGCTTCCCCAACTTGGTAAGTTAATTGTGGAGCTAATTGACATGTCAACGTAATCTTGAATGTCTGCTTGGAATTTAATTCGTTGTTCATAATTGTTACTCAGGTCGATAGCGCTTTCAATCTTGTCTGGGTCAACTCCAAACTCTGTGATAAGGTTTTGAGCCGTTCCATCAACGACGTACTGATATTTCCACTTGGTCCCTTCTGTGAGGAAGCGACGTTTATATGCCACAGCAAAGAGTGGTTCAATTCCTGTAGTCGTCCCTGCAAGAATGCCAATTGAGCCTGTAGGAGCAATAGCTCGATAAGCTTTGGGGTGATTGAGGTAGAATCGATCACAATGCTCGTTGGCAGCTCGTTCGGACTCACTCTCATACACCTTCAACCATTTGTGGAGTTCAGGTGTGACTTGATATCCGCTATTGCGCTTGAGTAGCCATTCATGAATTCCCATAAGTCCAAGGCCAAGTCGTCGATTTTGTTCTCGAACTTTGTAAACCTTGTCAAAGGGCAAGTCCGCGCGCAGAGTGCCGCACACCAAAAACTTAGAAGCGAGGGAAACAATAGAAGCAAACTCGTCAATAGAATCAATGTTCCCAAGATTGATGCTACCAAGGTTACAGACGTCCGAATCATCCTCAGAGGTAACTTCAGTGCATGCATTACGTAGGGTTTCATTTTGTTTCTTTCCAAAGTTGAAGCTGAAGCCAGGTTCTCCTGTCATCAGTGCCTGACGGCAGTTTTCTTGAAAGACAGGATTGTTAGCCAAGCTATAGCTATGTGGATCACCATCTTTCATCATAAAAGCAGCATCGTCATAATTAACAGAAATGTTAGTCATGTCCAATGGTGCAGCGGCATTAAAGTCCTTTTCCTTAGCGGCTTTTACGTCGTCGGACCAGTCTTTAACGTGCAAGAATTTGTCAACATCTTCATGTCGCCAATTAAGAGACGCATAGATTGCAGAACGGCGAGAGCCTCCTTGCATGACGTTGCGTCCAATTTCATTGATCGCGTACATAAGTGGGATAGGTCCTGATGCAGTGCCACCTGTTCGGCTAAGAGCCTTTCCAGCAGGTCGGAGTCGGCTGTAGTCAATACCAATTCCGCCCCCTGTCATCAAACAAGACATTGCTCGCCATGTAACGTTGCTCCATTCTTCTCGTGTATCCTCTTCTGCACGAAGCAGATAGCAGTTGTTATAAGCCTTGTATGGACGACCTGCATAATACAGGTAACGACC